ATTAATTAGAGACCGACAAGGTCGTATTGTATCAAAAGCTGATGTGTATAGAGCCCATGAGTTAGATACATATGAAACAAAAGCGTTACATGTTCCTCTAGCTCTTTACAATAAAAAGTTTGAGAATCCAGAAGCAAAAGGTTTAGCACTTACTAAAACATTTGTAGGTGGTGGTGATGCAGCAGCAGCTAGAAATAAACAAGAAGCTGAAATTGCTAGAAACATTTACTCACATCAAAAGAATAAACCTGTAATGGATTACTATACAAACCAATATAATAAATACTATACAGAGATGTCAAAAGGTAAACGATAATGCCTAGTTCACCAAATTATAAACGTAACTATAAGCAAGAGTATGATTTATTTGCTGACTCTACTAAAGCTAAGAAAGAAAGAGCTGCACGTAACAAAGCCTCTAGAGCTAAAGGTGTAGGCCCTACTGATGTAGATCATAAAAAACCTTTACGTTCTGGTGGATCTAAAGCTTTAAGTAATACACGAACACGTTCAGTATCAGCTAATCGTTCTGACAATGGACATAAACCTGGTGAGAAACAAAAAAGACATAAATGAAATTAACACCTGACCTAATACATGGGTTTGCAGGTTCGATTTTAGCAAAGAGGTACGATGGTTCAACCCCTACTCCGCAGTGTCATTTAGAGTGGTGGGATCTTTGTTGCAGCGAAAACCCTTTAGTAGCAATTGCAGCACCCCGAGCCCACGGGAAGTCAACTTCAATTACTCATGCCTACTTACTCGCTGCTCTTTTATTTAGAGATAGAAGATTTGTACTAATTGTATCTGATACTGAGAATCAGGCTATTAACTTCTTAGGTGATCTTACTAATGAGTTAAAAAACAATGAAGATTTAATTACTCTTTTTGGAATTAAATCATTTATTAAAGAATCTCAAACAGATATTATTGTAGAGTTTGATGATGGCGATCAGTTTCGTGTTCTAGTACGTGGTGCAGAACAACGAGTTCGGGGACTTAAGTGGGATCAACGTCGGCCTGATTTAATTGTATGTGATGATTTGGAAGGCGATGAACAAGTACAATCAAAAGACCGTAGAGAGAAGTTTAGAAGGTGGTTTTATGCTGCACTTCTTCCTTGTAGGTCTCAGCATGGTATTGTACGTGTTGTGGGAACTGTGTTACATCTCGATTCCCTACTCAATCGTGTTATGCCTCCCGATTATGATGGCGATCATATTAAGGTTGAGCCTTTAAAGACTTACTCTACCCGTAAAAAAGTAGAGTGGAAGTCTGTACGATATAGAGCTCACTCAGAAGATTATAAAGATATTCTTTGGGCTGATAGATATACAGCACAGTTCTTTATAGATAAAAAAGATGATTACACTAAACAAGGTATTCCAGAAGTATATGCACAAGAGTTTCTTAACTATCCTGTTGACGAGTCTACTGCTTATTTTAAACGTACCGAATTTATTGAAATTCCTAAGTATACATTAGATGCTATTAGACATAAAGAAAAAAGACTTACTTACTATGCTGCTGTTGATTTCGCCATTTCTACTAGAGAACGTAGCGATTACACTGTCATTGCTGTTGGTGGTATTGATTCAGATGGCATAATGAACATAGTAGACATTCGACGAGGAAGATGGGATTCCTTAGAGATTGTTGAAGAGATGTTTGCAGTACAAAAGAAGTTTGATCCTCAATACTTTGTAACTGAAAAGGGAGCTATTGAGAAAGCATTAGGTCCTATCTTAAGACGGGAACAAATTGCTAGACAAGAATATATGAGTCTTCACCCAATGACTCCTACAAAAGATAAACAAACTAGAGCCCGATCTTTCCAAGCTAGATTTAAAGCAGGTGGTGTTAAGTTTGATAAGAGTAGTTCTTGGTATCCAGATTTAGAAGAGGAAATGGTTCGTTTTCCTAAAGCTAGACATGATGACCAAGTGGATGCTTTAAGTTGGTTAGGTTTAATTGTAGACCAAGTACATGATGCTGAATCTCCCGCAGAGGAAGAAGAGTATGAATACTTAAAATCATTATCTCAACAACAAGATGGTAGATCTGCTATAACAGGATATTAAATATGGAATTAGATGTAAACCTTGACATAAATAAATTAGTTGCTTCGCCAAACATTGCAGAAATGTTAGACGAAAAAACTCTAAATACATTAGGATCTAGAGTTGTATCTGAATTTGATACCGATAAAGAATCTCGTAGTGTATGGGAGCAACGCGTAGAAGAAGCTATGAAATTAGCTCTTCAAGTAGCAGAAGCTAAATCATTTCCATGGTCAGGTGCCTCTAATGTTAAGTTTCCATTAATTACAATAGCAGCATTACAGTTTCATAGTCGTGCTTACCCTGCTTTAGTACCTGCTGGAGAACTTGTTAAGATTGATCATGATGTAACAACAAATACAGATCCTTTTGGTCAAGATGAAAACCAAGCTCGTAATAAACGTGTTCAAAGACACATGAGTTACCAGTTACTAAAAGAAGATGAAGCTTGGGAATCTGAAATGGATAAGGTGCTTATTACAGTACCTATTGTTGGTTGTGCATTTAAGAAAACATATTGGGATTTTAATGAAGATCATCCTAAATCAGAAAACGTATTAGCTAAAGACTTTGTTGTTTCATATTGGACAAAGAATTTACATGACTGTGATCGTCAAACGCACGTTTTATATTTATCTACAAATGATGTTATTAGTAGACAACGTAGAGGTCTATGGTTAGATGTTAAGTTAGGTCGTCCTATCTTACAACCACAAGATAATTTAACTGCCTCTCAAGATAAACAACAAGGTGTAGAAGATTATAATACAGATACAAGTACTCCTTACGAGTTTCTTGAGCAACATCGTTGGGAAGACTTAGATGGTGATGGTTATAAAGAGCCATACATTATTACAGTACACAGACCTACTAAAAAAGTAGTTCGAGTTGTAGCTAACTATTTTGAATCATCTATTAAACGTAATATTAAAGATGAAGTTATTAATATTAAACCTGAAAGTTACTTTACTAAGTATTCTTTCATTCCTTCTCCAGATGGTGGTTATTATGACATCGGATTTGGTATTTTATTAGGACCTTTAAATGAGTCTATTAATACTATTATTAATCAGCTTATCGATACAGGTACTATGGCTAATACAGCGGGAGGATTCCTTTCACGGGGAATTAAAGTCCGTGGAGGCAATTACAATTTTGCTCCTCTTGAGTGGAAGCATGTGGATTCTACTGGAGAAGACCTAGCTAAAGGTATTTATCCATTACCTGTTCGTGAACCTAGCCAAGTATTATACACACTATTAACAACATTAGTTAATTATGGTGAGCGTATTGTTGGATCAACAGACATTATGGTTGGTGAGAATGTAGGTCAAAATACACCTGCAGCTACAAGCCAAACAATGGTAGACCAGGGTATGAAAGTATTCTCAGGAATATTTAAACGTATCTATAGAGCTTTAAACTCAGAACTTCGTAAAGTATATCGTTTAAACCAACTATATTTATCAGATGAATACAAGTTTGCTGGTAATGTTGTACTAGCTTCAGACTATAAAGACTCATCAGTTGACTTACGTCCTGCAGCAGATGTACAAGTTATCTCTGATATACAACGTCTAATGCAAGCAGAAGCATTAAAACAAACAGCATTAGCTGTACCAGGATTTAATGTTTACAAAGTAATGCGTAGATATTTAGAAGCACTTAAAGTACCAAACATTGAGGAAATCTTACCAGATCCTTCAGGTCCAAATGCATTACCACCTGCAGGTCCAGATGTTAAAGTTCAAGTTGAGCAAATTAAAGCTCAAGAACGTAAGCTTTCTCTTGAAACTAAATTTAAACTTGGCATTGGTAAATTACAAAACGAAGCTGAGCTTAATAAAGCTAAGATTATCAAAATGGAAGCCGAAGCAGCTAAAGCACTTGAGGAAGCTGGTGGTGTTAAATCAGGTCATAACATTGCTATGTTACAAACTCAGTTAGGTGCTGCAAAAGCTCACCAAGATGGTGTCTTAAGATCTATAGATATGTTAATGAAAGCAACCGAGGGAGCAGTAGAGTATGATAATAACGCAGCAGGAGTTCTTGGATTGGGTGGAACATCCAGTAACCAAGGCACTGAAGAAGTCCCTACACAATGATAGGGAATATCTCAAAGAAATGATTGTTCGTGGTAACGTGGATAATGAGGAAGAAGTAAAAGGTAGATGTAATGCAGTTTTAAATATCCTTAATATTACATATGAGGATTTAACAGAGGGAGCAAGAGAAGATGCAAAATACTAGTGGGATTCACCCAAAGGGTCATCGAGTTTTAATACTCCCAGATCCAGTGGAAGAAGTAACACAAAGCGGTATTATTGTTTCAGTTGGTGAAAACCGAGATAGAGAAAGACTAGCACAACTAAAAGGTACTGTTGTCGAATTAGGCAATACAGCATGGTTAGACCAACCAAGTCCTTGGGCTCAAGTAGGTGACCATGTAATCTTTGGTAAGTACTCTGGATTAATCTATCAGGGAGATGATGCCAAAGAATACCGTATCATTAATGATTTAGATGTTGTAGCATTAGTCGACTAGGAGAAAACATGTCAGAAGAAAAAGAAGTACAGCAACAAGAAACAAGTGCAGATCAAGAGGCACAGGCAGTTAATGAACAAACTCAAAAAGAAGCCCGTATATTTGGTTGGGTTCCTAAAGAAGAGTTTAGAGGTTCTGAAGATGACTGGGTTGATGCAGAAGTATTTGTAAAACGAGGTAAGGAAATTAATCCTATTCTCCGTAAGAATAATGAATTACTTATGAAGAAGTTGGATGAAAAAGCCAAAGAAATTGATAGCATAAAAGCATCCGTTGAAGAGTTTAAAAAGTTCCAAAAGGAATCATTTGAACGTAAGACTGCTGAGTATGATGTACAAATTGCTCAGTTAAAGTCACAAAAACGTGAAGCTATTGCAGAAGGAAACGGTGATCTAGTTGTTGATATTGACGATCAACTTGATTCACTAAAAGAAGCACAGCGTGAGGCTAAGGAAGCTAGTAAAGCTAAACCAGAGCCAGAACAACCTGCTCAAGTAAGTATTCCAGATGATCCAGAATTACAAAGTTGGTTAAATAAAAACAATTGGTTTGGTAATGATATTGAAATGACTGAACTAGCTAACACTTTAGGATCCTCTGTAAGAAAACAATTTCCTCACCTTACTAGTCGTGCCTTTTTAGAAAAGCTTGATGATAAGATTCGAGAGTACATGCCCAATAAGTTCTTAGGTAATAAAGCTAAGGGCAGTGCAGTAGATTCCTCAGGTAGTGTTAGAGGAACAGGATCTTCTGGTAAAAAGTCTTATGACAACTTACCTGATGATGCAAAACAAGCGTGTGATCGATTCATTAAACAAGGATGGATCAAATCTAAACAAGAATACATAGACAGTTACGACTGGAATTAAGGAGAACAATTATGGCTAAAGCATTAACAATTGAAGAGAAAAAAGAACAGGCACTTACTAGAACTACCACAGAACGTCCTTCACGTGAACGTCAAAGGAATTTATTTAATGGTACTCAAGCAAAGTTAACTGTAAATCATTTAATCCCTGGATACCACCTACACATCTTTAATGATGAACCAGGTAGAGTCCAGACCGCACTTGATGGAGGATGGGAGTTTGTCAGTCCTGATGAAGTGGGCGGTGTTAAAGATAGTGTAACGTCTGGTAATACAGATATAGGAGATAAGGTAAGATACCTCGTCGGTACAAGTGAGAAAGGCGATGGTCTTTATGGCTACTTGTTAAAGATTAAACAAGATTGGTTTGATGAAGATCAAGCAGATTTACAAAAACGTAATGATCGAGTAGATGCTGCAATCCGTGGTGGTGTAAACATTAAGGACGGAACAAGTTCTGATGGTTTTTATACTCCTAAGGGTGGCATTAACTACAAAACATAAACTTAATTTCTAAAAGGAAATAAAAATGGCTAACGCAAATACCCCTCGTGGACTTAGCCCAGTAGGAACAATTACTGGTGCTGCGTACAACGAACAGGGTCGCCTCTATGCTATCGCTAACGACGGTTCTAACACTTACGCTATTGGCGATGTTGTTAAAGTTGCTGGTTCAAGCGATGCAAACGGTGTACCTTATGTAACAAAAGCTCTTACTACTGATACACCAGTTGGTGTTATCGTTGGTATTCGTGTATCTGATCCAGGTGTATCTCTTGTAGGTACTACATTGGCTCTAAATACAATTTACTTACCACTTAATTCTGGTCTTCGCTATGTATTTGTAGTGGATGATCCATCAATTATTATGCAAGTAACAGGTGACGCTACTGGCGTGGCTGCTGCTGACGTATTCAAGAATGCTGGTATGACTATTACAGCTAACCAAACAACTCTTGCTATGTCTGCTCCGCAATCAAGCACAGTATTAAATGCTGCTTCTTTCTTAGCTATTGGATCTTCTGGTTCATTAGCATTACCATTACAAATCATTGGCCTAGTTCAAGCAGTTAATAATGCTCCTGGTGCTTATGCTCAAACATTGGTAAAATGGAATAAGCATCAATTCCTCAACCCAGTTGGCACTGCTTAATAATTAGGAGAATATAACATGGCTGGTATTATTACAACTGCTTCACATCCGAAGGCCCTATGGCCTGGGATCAAAGCATGGTGGGGTCAAGTCTATGACGAACATAAAGAAGAATATTCTTCATTGTTCGATAGCGACACATCATCAATGAACTATGAAGAAGATGTTCAACTTACAGGTTTCGGTTTAGCTCCAGTTAAATCCGAAGGTTCTGGCGTTGCATACGATTCAGAAATTCAAGGTTTCACAACACGTTATACACACATTGCTTACGCTTTGGGTTATATCGTAACAAAAGAAGAGTTAGATGACAACTTGTATGAACAAGTATCACGTCGTAGATCTGCTGCATTAGCAATGTCTTTCCGTCAAACGAAAGAAAACGTTGGTGCTAATATCTACAACCGTGCATTTAATAGTACATACTTAGGTGGTGATGGTGTTTCTTTATGTAACACAGCACACCCTAACACTTCAGGTGGTACTTTTGCTAATGCTCC